AAAATATTATTTTTCAAATTTTGAGCATTGGTTTAATAGTAGAAATTGGGAAAACTTTGAAAAAAGAGGTGATTTACATCATCAGCCTCTTTCTTATTTCTGCAGAGATCTACACAATCCACACTACATAGCGATGGACAATAACTTTAGTAAAACTATTAACGATGTGTTGGGAATAAATGATCTTAGAACAATTAACTCTACCGTTGAAAATGAGCACAAGCTAAGGATCGAGCCTTATGTTGATGAACTTCTAGTAAATACAGACTTTATGAAAAAACTTCTTGACTATTATGCGGAAGATCAAGCAATATTTCTAGCTGCAAGCAATATTAGTAAATAGTATAAATTCCATATTATGAATGATAATTCAATTATATCACATGTAGTAGCACTGTCAACAAAATAATGCATATTCCTTCCATTATAAATAGAATAAACATAGGATAGGGCTTTAAGATATGGCTAAACCAGCATCAAGACAAGAGTTTAAAGAGTACATTCTTCGCAAGATTGGTGCTCCAGTAATCCAAATAAACGCTTCTGACGAGCAAATTGATGACCGAATTGATGAAGCAATTTCATTCTGGAATGACTATCATTACAATGGTGCTGAGCATGTATATCTAAAGCATCAACTTACCCAGACTGATATTGATAATGGATTTATTGAGCTACCTACTGAGGTTTATCAACGTCTTCTTGGTATTACTCGTGTATTTGATATGGGGGTGACAATTAGTTCTGGTACCGGTATGTTCAATGTATCATATCAATTCGTATTAAATAACATTCAGGATATTACTGGATATTCGATGAGCAACTACTACATGACCATGCAGCATCTTCAGTTTATTCAAGAGATACTTGTTGGTAAACCTATGATTAGATATAATAAGCATGTGAATAAACTACATCTTGACATTACTATGAGTAAACTCACACCAGGTAATTTTATCATTATCGAGGGATATGATATTATTGATGAGGTGCTTTATTCTGATATGTGGAATGACCGCTGGTTACAAAACTATGCGGCTACATTAGTAAGAGAGCAATGGGGTATTAATCTTACCAAATTTACAAATATGCAGCTAGTGGGTGGTGTTCAGTTTAATGGCGAACAAATCCTAGCAGAGGCAAGAGAAGAACGTCGCACAATGGAAGAACAAGCAATTAGTTCCTTGCAGCCCATGATTTTTAATTTCTCAGGATAATGTAAGTGGCAACTAATTCGTTTTTTCAAAATTATGACTACTCTAATGAACAGTCACTTATCGATGACTTGGTTATTGAAAGCATTCAAATCTACGGTTTGGATATGGCATATATTACCAGGTCAATACAGTCTGTTGATGAAATTTTAAATGAGGATGATTTATCAATCTTTAATGCTGCATATTCCGCAGACATGTATGTTAAGTCAATTGATGGCTTTCAAGGCGAAGGTGATTTCCTTAGTAGATTTGGATTACAGATCCGCGATCAAGCAGTATTTACAATTGCACACAGAACATTTGAACGGTTTATTACTAGACAGAATCCTACAATTACAAGACCTAGAGAAGGTGATCTGGTTTATCTTCCTTTAAATCAAAAATTCTTTAAGATTATGTTTGTAGAACATGAATCTGTATTCTATCAATCTGGTGCACTTCAAGTTTATGATTTAAAATGTGAATTGTTTGAGTATTCAAATGAGCGCTTCGAAACAGGTTCTTCTGATATCGACGCATATTTTGGTGCATTACGCACAGAAGGAACGGAATCACTTAATAGATTACAGCAGACAGATCCAATTGCAAAGAATATTTTCTTTGAAGAAGAAGGTGATGATATTATAGATTTTACTGAGGTAGATCCATTCTCTGAGCCAATAACAAAGCCTACAAATTATGCTATTACAGCAGATCAAATAGATGTATCCGCCGACAGCACGGAATACACAGCAGACATCATTTAAAGAGGACCATTCATGGCTAAGCAAACTATTAATATAGGAACGGTACCTAACGATAGAACAGGTGATCCTTTACGTACCGCATTTACTAAAGTAAATTCTAATTTTACTGAGGTATACAATTCAATTGCAGCAATCGAAATACCCGTTGGTACGAGATTTACACAACCTATCCCTACGACAAGCAAGGGTGTTAGTGGCGATGCTCTAGGTGCAGTGGCCCTTGATAGCGGTTATATTTACTATTGTGCTGCGTCATATACGGATGGTTTGGTAGATATTTGGAAACGTGTTGCTTGGAGCAATGACACTTGGTAAATAGGAACATATAAATGGCCATAGCAAATCACTTTTATAATGGCACAACGCGAAAATATATAGCAATTTTCGGTACAATTTTTAATAAGATATCAATAACTCGTGAAGATAATTCTGCTACGGAATTACAGCGAATGATTGTTCCCATCGCGTATGGCCCATATCAGAAATTCCTAGCTAGATTGACACAGGACCCTAATTTAAATAGACCACAGGCAATATCACTACCTCGTATGTCGTTTGAGATTACATCAATGAATTATGATGGGCAGAGAAAAATAGGCTCATTAAATAAAATAAATTCATCAACAGAGGGCGATTTTGTATATTCACCAGCACCTTATAATCTTGAATTTAACTTATATGTAATGACAAAATATTCGGAGGATGGTACTAAGATTTTAGAACAGATATTGCCTTTTTTTAAACCAGAGTATACAACTTCAGTAAACTTAATTAACGGTTTGCCACCAATGGATATACCTCTAATCCTAAATAGTGTAAGTGTTGAGGATATTTATGATGGTGATTTTGAAACTAGAAGATCGTTAATGTGGACTCTTAGTTTTACGATGAAAGGTTTCTTTTTTGGGCCTGTCCGAAATAAAAGAGTTATTAAATTTGTTGACTCAAAGTTATATGACACCGCGGTAGACACCGATAGTCAATTAAGTAGAGTTAATGTCCAACCAGGCTTAACAGCAAACGGTGAACCTACTACCGATATTAACGAAACAATAGCATATGAAGATATAGAAATGGGTGATGATTGGTCTAGCATCACAACAATTACGGAAGGCAACGATGACTAATTCAATTGAAAAAGCTTTAGGTCTCAGACCGCTAGAAGAAGCATTAGGTGAGACTGTGGATGCCACAGTAGAAGAAGTCGAATATCTTCCAGTTGCTAACGAAGAAAAGAATACGGAAGTTTCAATTACAGATTTAGAAGCACTCGCGGCCGCAGACGACACTCTCAGGGATATTGAAAAGGCAAGAGCAAATGTTGAGAGAATTATAGGACTCGGTGATGATTCACTAGATGAACTTATCAATCTAGCCAAACAATCTGAATCTCCAAGGGCATTTGAAGTAGTATCAGGCATGATGAAAACACTACTAGATGCTAATAGGGATTTCGTTGATTTATCAATGCGAAAGAAATATGCAAAGGATGAGATTATAAATCCCAAGAAGGAAGAAGAAGCACAGACTAATATAACAAACAACAATTTGATACTATCTACAGCTGATCTATTGAAAATGATTAAAGGAAGCGATGAATAAATGTCTGATACCGGCTACCTAGGCAATCCCATGCTCAAGCGCGGTGGCACTCCAATTGAGTGGTCGCCTGATATGCTTAAGGAATATATGAAGTGTGCCGACGATCCTATTTATTTTGCTGAACAATATATTAAAATTGTACACGTTGATCATGGCTTTATTCCAATTGAAATGTATGATTTTCAAAAAGACATTGTAAATGCAATTTCAAAGAATAGGCGTGTCGTCGTTAATGCCAGCAGACAAGCTGGAAAGTGTGTAAGTGTAGACACTTTAATAAAGATAAAAATGGGTGATATTGTATCAGAGATTACTATGGGTGGCTTACATGAACTTATTCTAAATGGAACCTATACTAAATTACAAAATATAGAATACAGTAATCATACCCCTTTAAACAATAAACTTAGTAGTAGAACGAACCGAAAGTTTGTAGAAGTTTATGACATAGCCGATATACATGTTTTAGCCCCAACCGGTTGGGAGCCCATATCACACTTCAATATTACAGTTCCCTATAGAAAATACAGAGTAGAATTTAGCTCTGGGCAATATCTTGACTGTGCGGATGATCATATTCTAATCTGTGAGGATGGTTCTGAGGTATATGCTAAAGACTGCATAGGTTCTACTATACAGTCTGAGAATGGGCCTATAGTAGTTTTGTCGGTTTCAGACAGTGGTATTAAAGAGACAATGTATGATCTGAGTGTAGATTCCGCCGATCATGTCTATTATACAAATGGCATATTATCACATAATACTACTACCGCTGTTGCAATTATTCTACACTACATACTATTTAATGAATATAAAACTGTTGCCTTACTTGCTAACAAGGCTGCTTCAGCAACAGAAATACTAAGTAGGATCCAGCTTGCTTATGAGGCGTTACCATCGTGGTTGCAGCAAGGTATTGTGACCTGGAACAAAGGTTCGATGGAACTTGAAAACGGATGTAAGGTTCTTGCTGCTGCATCTTCATCATCATCAATCCGCGGTAAGTCTTGTGTTACTGGCGATACGCGTGTTTGCATAGAAGACGGAGATGACTATTACTTTGTTGAAATAGAAAAGATTATAAATAAAGCAAATTCATCTAAATAAAGGATATGTGCTTTGTATTATACTGTTTATAAAACAATAAATATTGTCAATGATAAAGAATATGTTGGCTTTCATAAAATAAAATCTCTCGATAATATTAGATTTGAATCTAGTGAAAACGGTTCTATTTTTGATGATGGTTATTTAGGTTCTGGTAAGTTGATAAAATTGGCTTTGGAAAAATATGGGCCGATGAATATGAGACAAGAACTTATTTTAGTCACTGAGAGCAAAGAAGAAGCTGAAAATCTAGAAAGGGAAATTGTTTGTCGTGAATGGGTTGATAGTGATGATAATTATAATCTAGTTATTGGCGGAAATGTAACTATTCTTTTAGGTGAGCAAAACGGGTTTTTCGGTAAAAGTCATAGTAAAGAAACAATTGAGAATATTCAAGAATCTAGAAATAAAACTTATTCCGAAGCACCGTTTTCTTGGAGTAAATCATTTTTAGTAGAAGATGATGCTGTAGTTTTTTTCAATAGTAATGAAATAAAAGATTATTTTGGTATTAAAGATTGGTTTGAAATAAATAAACTTGTATATGATGGGGTTATTTGCTATAACTCAGGATATTTACAAAGAACAGCAATTCAAAGATATTTGAAAAGATACAATTTTTTAAATGATGAAGAAGCAAGAAAAACGGCAAAGAAAAAACTGGCAAATTTGTGCCGCAATCGGTTTTCTGGTGTATCAAAGTCTAAAGAATCAAATGAAAAGCGAGGAAAATCTATTAAATCATGGATAGAGAAAAACCCAGAAAAACACCAAGAAAGAATGATTAAGATAAACAAGAACTCAGAAAAAATAAAAAAGACAGCAGAAAAACATAGAGGCATGAAAAGAAGTAATGAAACTCGCAAAAATATTTCTGAATCTCTAAAAGGTAAGCCTGCTAATAATAAAGGAATGATTTTTATTCATAATCCAGAAACTTCTGAAAGAAAATACATAAAAGCGGGTGATGTTATACCAACCGGCTGGGTAAAAGGTATGGGTAAAAGGAAATGAAAATATTATCAGAAGGTAAGTTTAGAGATTTTGATGGGTTTCATTTTATGGGAAATAAACCCACTTCCGTATTGCAATTCGAAAATTCCGCAATACAATGTACTGAAGATCACGAGTTTCTTAGAGACGACGGCGTTTGGGTTGAAGCAAAAAACATTCAACCTCACGAGACATATTCTGGAAGAAGATTGTTAGATTATAAGAATTCTGGCGTGATCAAACCAGTGTATGATGCAATAAATGTAAAAGACACGCATTCTTTCTATGCTGAAGGAATGACAGTTCATAATTGCAGTTTCTTATACGTAGATGAAACTGCTTTCCTTATGAATTGGGATGAATTTTTTGCATCAGTATATCCGACTATTTCTTCTGGTAAAGAGACCAAAATCTTACTTACTTCTACTCCAAACTCATTAAATCATTTCTGGAAGATCTGCAAAGAAGCACAGGAAGATGTAAATGAAAGAGGTCAAGGCAAAAACGGTTATATCTATAAAGAAGTTCCATGGAATGCAGTACCGGGTCGAGATGAAGCATGGAAAGAAGACACACTAGCATCAATCTCTTGGAACATGGAGCAATTTTCACAGGAATTCGACTGTAGCTTTGTGGGCAGCCAAAACACACTTATATCTGGCAGTAAATTAAAAGAGTTATCATTTTCAGTCCCTATAGTAGAGCGTGAAGGAATTAAACAATATAAGCCGCCGCTGAAGGAATCTACATATGTTCTTGTAGCTGACGTATCCCGTGGCAAAGGCCTTGATTATTCTACATTTTCTATATTGGATGTTTCCAAAATGCCGTATGAGCAGGTATGCACATTTAGAGATAATTTTATCGGACCTGTGGATTATGCTGATGTTATTTTTAGAATTGCAAAACTCTACAATGACGCTCAGGTTTTAGTAGAAATAAATGATATTGGTGGCCAGGTTGCAGATACACTTTTTTTGGAATACGGCTATGAGGAGATGTTATCTACTGAAAGTGCTGGTAGGTCTGGTAAGCGTATATCCGGTGGTTTTGGTAAAAACGTAGACCGCGGCATCAGAACTACTAAAACTGTTAAATCAATAGGATGTTCTATATTAAAACTGCTTATTGAGCAAAATCAGTTACTATTGCACGATTTTGATACAATTCAAGAATTGGCTAGATTTTCGCGCCGCGGTGCTTCATATGAAGCAGAATCCGGTGCTCATGATGACATGGTAATGACTCTTGTGCTATTTGCGTGGTTGACCGACCAAACTTACTTCAAGGATATAACTGACATAAATACCCTTATGAAATTAAGAGAAAAAACGGAAGATCAAATGGACGAATACCTATTGCCATTTGGTTTTGTAGATGATGGAAGAGACTTTGATCAAAACTATTTCTAACTTTAGTCAAGTTCCGCCTTTTATAAATAAAACAAGATAAAGGCAATTTGACTGAAATTTCATATATAAAAGGAGAAAAATATGGTTTTTTCTGTAAGTCCATCAGTTACGGTACGTGAGGTAGATTTAACTACTTCAATACCGGCAATCACTACTCCACCGGCTGCTATAGCAGGTGTATTCCGCTGGGGTCCAACAAACGAAAGAGTTCTAATATCATCTGAAGTAGAATTGGTAAATGTTTTCGGCAAGCCCACCGATTTTAATGCAGAAACATTCTTTACCTCTGCTGACTTTCTTTCATATTCAAACGCATTATATGTAACACGAGTAGTTGATGGCGCCTTGGTTGCCAATGCTAGTGATGATAGTTCTAATGTTGTACTGCAAGCAAAATATCCCGGTGCAGTAGCAAACGGTCTTGAAATATCATATGTCGTAACGTCTGACACTGGTAATACAGATTCATTTGCATCAGATAGCTTTTCAATAGGTTCTACATTTGACATTGGTTTCCGTGACTCTACCTTAGATGTAACTACTACTGCTGAGTTAAGTGAAATTGATCTAAAAATAGGTGATATTATTAGATTGAATACGTCTACTGGTTTCCAGGACATGGACGTCATATCAATTGAAACTACTAACATAAATGAAATTTCAAACACAAATATTGAATATACGCATTCGGTCACATTCGGCCAAAGATACTCATTAACTGCATCTCCTTCATCAATTTCTCGCCGCTGGGCTTATGCAGGTGCGGTAAGTTCAGCTCCTGAGCCTGGTAGTATGCACATAGTTGTAGTTGATATAAGTGGTGAGTTTACTGGAACAGCCGGTCAAATACTAGAAAAATTTGAAAATCTGTCGGTAAAGGCTGATGCTAAAACATCAGACGGTACAAATATCTACTATAGAACATTCCTAGAAGATAAGTCCGCATTCATTAATCCTGGCGAAGAACAAATTGGCGATCCGGTAACTGGTACAATTGCAGCAACTCGCCAATATCTATCACTAGCAGGTGGTTTTGATGGTGCTTCGGAGGGTGTAGTTTCCTTGGGTGCGGTTGCTTTAGGCTATGATCTATATAAGGAAGCAAATGATGTTGATGTGTCATTTATTCTACAGGGTAGAGCACTAGGCGGTACTAATCTTGCTAACTATCTGGTATCTAATATTTCAGAATACAGAAAAGACTGTATGGTCTTTATATCACCAGAATCCATTGATGTTGTTAATATCGCAACAGAACAAGGTAAACTGAACAATGTAATTGAGTTTAGATCAAACTTACAGAACTCATCATATTGGTTTATGGATAGTGGATACAAGTACAGATATGATAAGTATAATGATAAGTATCGCTGGGTACCTCTAAATGGTGACATGGCAGGCATTTCATCTCTAGTAGAACCATGGGAATCACCAGCTGGTTTTAGAAAAGGTAGAATCCGCAATTCCATAAAGCTTGCCTTTAATCCTAACAAGGCTCAACGCGACCAGCTATACGGCAATGATGTAAACCCTGTAATTGCGCAGGTAGGTCAAGGTACTATATTGTTCGGTGACAAAACCGGCTTGGGTACTTCTACTGGTAGTGCATTCACTAGAGTTAATGTTAGAAGACTCTTTATCACAGTTGAAAAGGCAATCGCCACGGTTTCTGCTCAATTCCTTTTCGAATTTAACGACGAATTTACACAAAATCAATTCCGCCAAATAGTAGATCCATTTTTGCGTGATATTCAGGGTAGAAGAGGTATAATTGACTTTAGAGTTATTTCAGATTCTACTGTAAATACACCAGATGTTATAGATAGTAACATCTTCCGCGCTAATCTGTTTATTAAACCAGCAAGATCGATCAACTTCATTGAGCTTACATTTGTTGCTACTAGAACAGGTATTGAGTTTGATGAAATTGTCGGTCAGCAGTTTTAATATAAATAGATAAAAAGGAGAACAATACAATGGCATTCTCGGTAAACGAATTTAAATCACAACTAATAGGGGGCGGTGCTCGCCCCTCATTATTCCAAGTACAAATAACGAATCCTGTAATAGGTGCAGCTGATTTCAAGGTGCCGTTTATGGTAAAGACTGCTGCATTGCCTTCATCAACACTAGGTGAATTTACTGTTCCGTATTTTGGCAGACAGGTAAAATATGCAGGTGATCGTACATTTGAAGCTTGGACTGTAACGGTAATCAACGACGAAGATTTTGCAGTACGTAATGCAATTGAAGCATGGTCAAATTCTATTAACTCACATGTTTCAAATACCAGAGCTTTACCACAGGATTATAAATCAGATGCGGTAATTACTCAATATAGTAAAGATGGGTCAGTGCTAAGAGTTTATAATTTCCAAGGCTTATTTCCAGTAAATGTTGCTGAAATTGGCATGGGTTGGGAATTGACTGACCAGATTCAAGAATTTACTGTTACATTTAACTACGATCTTTGGACCATATCAGGTGGATCTACAGGTAATTCTACTACATAAATTAATATATAAAGGATGAACTAAGTGAGATTATTTGGTTTCGAAATAAAAAGATCGGATGAGGGGAAAGATGCTTTAGTATCCTTCGCTGAGCCGATTAATGATGATGGTGCTCTCAACGTAGGTGCTGCCTTAGGCGGTGCCTACGGTATGCTTTTAGACATCGAGGGCTCTGCAAAAACAGAGGCTGAATTAGTAACACGATATCGTTCAATGGCATTGACACCTGAAGTTCAACAGGCGGTAGATGAGGTAGTAAATGAAGCAATTAGCATCAGCTCACATGAGCGGGTAGTTGAAATTGTACTAGATGATGTTGATATACATAAGAAGGTAAAAACTCGCATTGAGGAAGAATTTGAAACAGTTCTAAAACTACTCGACTTTTCAAACTCCGGTTATGAAACCTTTTCTAAATTTTATGTTGACGGTAGATTAAACTATCATGTTATTATAGATGAAAAGAACTTAAAGGACGGTATAAAAGAACTTAGATACCTAGATCCTCGTAAGATTAGACTAATTCGTGAATTAGATCAAATACCCATGAAAGATCAATTCCAAAGTGCTACAGTTAAAAAGATCCGAAAGGAATACTATCTATATTCTGAGAGTGGTTTTGGTAACAATACAACTAGAACTTCGGTGGCTGACCAGAATATTGCGGGCCTTAAAATTGCAAAAGATTCAATCGTACGAGTAACGTCGGGCCTTGTAAATGAAACAAATTCCGTAGTTCTTTCACATCTGCATAAAGCAATCAAACCACTAAACCAGCTGAAGATGCTTGAAGATGCAAATGTAGTTTATACCTTAACACGTGCGCCAGAGCGCAGGGTATTCTATATTGATGTTGGTAACTTACCAAAAGCTAAAGCAGAACAATATCTATATGATATGATGGCTAGACACAAAAATAAAGTTGTTTACGATCCCGTCAGTGGTGAAATCAAAGATGACCGCAAGATGATGTGTTATGATCTAAGTACAAAAATTCCTCTGCTAGATGGTAGAACTCTTGAACTTAAAGAGATAATGAAAGAATATGAAGAAGGCAAGCAGAACTGGGTTTATTCTTGTGACCCCGTAACTGGCAAATTCTATCCTGGTCCGGTATCCTGGGCTGGTGTTACCAAAAAGGATTCTGAGGTTGTAAAAGTTGTATTTGATAACGGTAAGAGTGTTATTTGTACTCCTGACCACAAATTCCCAGTATGGAATAAAGGCTTTGTAGAAGCTCAACATCTAACTCCGGATGATTCGATTATTCCTGGTTATAGAAGACAAGTAGAGATCACTCCAGGTGGTGCTAAATACGAGCAGATCTATAAGAAT